CTGAGCACGCTATTATCAATTATGATAATAAAATTATGCATCATGCTATTGCGATTCCAAATGGTGAAGGACGTTATGTTTTAAATCGTTTGACTGGTGTTATTAATACTGTGCGCGGACCTGCTATGTATCTTCCAGATCCTAGAACAGAAGTTGTAGTTAGACGTAAGCTAAGTGAAAGAGAATGCAATCTTTGGTATCCTGGGAACAAAACCGCTCTTGAATATAATCTTGGGCTTACAGAAAAATCTGTTGAAAAAGCTCTATCTAAGTCTGCTACTCTTGATAGTTTTGATGGTATGACTACTGCTTATAGTATTTCAAATTGTAGCACAGATGTTTCCAGAGAGTCTCAAACTCTTGCATATCTTGAATCTAATGCTGGAATCAGTCGTGGTACATCATATACTAAGCCTCGCACAATTACTTTAGATAGTAAGTTTGAAGGCGTAGTAAGTATGGATGTGTGGACTGGGTATGCAGTAAATGTTATTTCTAAAGATGGGACTCGTAAAGTTGTTTGCGGCCCTCAGACAATCCTTCTTGATTATGACCAAACTCTTGAAGAGCTACAACTTTCTACTGGAAATCCAAAGACAACAGATTCTCTTAATCATACAGTATGGTTGAGACATGAAAATAATAAAATTTCTGATACAATTTCAATTGAGACTAAAGATTTTGTAACAGCATCAATTAAAGTTTCTTATTGTGTAGATTTTGATCCAGAAGATATTGATAAGTGGTTTAATATTGAAAACTATGTAAAATATCTTTGTGATAGAGAGCGTTCTCTAATTAAGAGAATTGCAAAGACTTACACAATTGAAGAATTTTATCAGAATTATTCAAATATTGTACGAAACGTCGCTCTTGATAGTTATAATAAAGATACAACTTCTAAAGATGCATCTGCCTTTAGAAAGTTCTCTGAAAATGGTATGATTGTACATGACGTTGAAGTTCTTGGCATTGAGGTTGAAGCTGAAGTCGCAGATATGTTAGCTTCTCATCAGATGGAAATGGTACAAAAGAGTCTTGAACTTTCTAACGCTGAAACTCGTATTACAGTAGTTACGAAATTGGCAGAGTCTGAAGCTAAAGAACATGAACTAAATAGTGAAAAGCTTGTTCATAAAATGGAACTTCAAAGAGTAGAAGCTTTAAAGAAACTCGAAATTCAAGCCGAAGTTAATCGTAAGAATGAAGTTGAAAAAGCTGCGGCAAAGCAAGCTGAGAAGGATATGCAAGTTTTAATTGATGCAATTAATGATGCAGAACTTCTTCGCAAAAAGAAAGTTAATGACCAAGAGTATGAAAGACAGAAGACTCTAATGGATCTTGAAGCCGCAAAGGAAAAGGCTTATGCAGATACTGTCGCTCAGATTATGAGTTCTATTGGGCCTGATCTTGTTGCTGCATTAAATGCTAAAGCAAATAGTGATATTATGAATACTGTGGCTCATGCGGTTGGACCTTATGCTATTGCTGGTGATGAGTCCATTGCGGATACTGTTAATAAGCTACTTCGTGGTACCTCTCTTGAGAATATTGTTGATGGTGTAAATATTAACGCTAAGAATTGATTTAAAAGGGGGGAAAGGCAACTTTCCCCCTTATTTTAATATGAAAAAAATATTTTTTTAATAATGGTATTTATTATAATTACTTTATCAACTTGTGATTATTCATATGAAAATGCACATTTAGTAATACATACTATTTTAAGGACGAGTTAATTACTCGTCCTTTATTTTTATAAAAAAATATGTTATAATATTTATATAAAGTAAAAGGAGTGAAATATCTTGAAAAAGAATGAAATTGTATTCGAAGCTCTTAAAAATTATAGTTGTGTTAATACAAAACAACTTTCAATGTATATTAAAAGAAAATACAATATAGATATCTCTCCTAGTTCAGTTGGTGGAGTACTAAGAACTTTTTATGCAAAAGGACTTGTTGGAAAATCTAATTGCGGAAATGGGTCTACGGTATATTGGGAGGCTTGATATATGGAAATTTTAAAACACGGTTCACATTATAAAACTATCATATGTCCTACTTGTAAAGCAGAATTTGGATATGTCGATAAAGATATTGGAGTATATGAAGATTCTTCTCCAATTTTTGGGATGGATAATTTTTATACTAGAATTTTTGTTCAATGTCCAGAATGCGATAGAAAAATTACTATAAAAGAAGTATGTAATGGAGAGGTGGTTGGAAAAGAATGAAAATATGGGTAGATGATATTCGCAAAGCACCAAAAGGATATACTTGGTGTAAAAGTGTAAATGAAACAATGGAACGTCTCTCAGAACATTATCAAGAATCATTAGATTATTTTAAATCTTCAAGGATTGTTGGTATCTTTTTACAAGGTAGTCAAAATTATGGTCTTGAACTTCCAGGGTCAGACGTAGATACAAAATTAATTATTGTTCCAACTTTTGAAGAAATTGCTTTTAATAAAAGTCCTATCAGTACAACTCATGTAAGAAAAAATGATGAACATATTGACTTTAAAGATATTAGATTATATATGCAAACTTTTAGGAAGCAAAATTTAAATTTTCTTGAGATTTTGTTTACAAATTATAGTATTATTAATCCTAAATATAAGGAAGACTGGGACATTTTAATTTCAAATAGAGAAAAAATTGCAAGATATAATCCATATCAAGCAGTTAAATCTATGAAGGGTATTGGTATGGAAAAGTATCATGCAATGGAACATGAGTATCCTTCAAAGATGGAAGTCCTCGCTAAATATGGTTACGACCCAAAACAAGTTTCACATTTAGTAAGAGTTCAGAATTTCATTAGTTCTTACCTCGCCGGTTACCCGTATGAAGAATGTCTTTATCCAAAAGATAAAGATTTTATCATGGATATTAAACTTGGCAAATATTCTTTAGATGAGGCTCGAAAGATTGCTGATAAATACCTAAAGTTGGTTGTAAACGAGGCAGACGAGTTTTGCAGTACTCATAATAAGAATGATGTGGATACAGAGGTTGATACTTTGCTCGACGAAGTACAATATAATATTATAAAGAAATCTCTCTTAGAGGAAATTACTAAGTGATGGAAATGCTTTGGCGAAAGAGTTTCATTAAATACTCAATATTGATGAATTGTAAGGAAGTGATAACTAGTGGTTAAGAATTGGCTAGTCACTGGAGATACATTTTTGGTCACCAGTGATTAACTAAATATATCTACTTTTCATTTCTTTATGAAAGGTGGAATAAGTATGGGAAAATTAATAGATTTAACTAGTCAGCGTTTTGGCAAATTAGTCGTTTTAGAAAATATGGGTAAATTGGATGGCCATCGATACTATTGGAAATGTCAATGTGATTGTGGAACAATTACCAATATTAAGGGTGATAGTTTACGTTCTGGAAAAACTAAAAGTTGTGGCTGTGGAAAATATGATGGTTTCAAACAATATAATCAACAACAAACTGAAGCGGCCTTGATTCCTGCTCAAACAAAGTTTGGCAAACTGACCGTATTAGAAGCAATAGGATATAAGCCTCAATATGTTGGAGCTACTAAAAATAGAATGTGGTATAAGTGTAAATGTGACTGTGGCAACTTTTGTGAAGTTAGTGGGAATCAATTAAAAAGCGGTCACACTATATCTTGTGGCTCTTGCCTTTGTTCTAAAGGTGAATTTGTTATCGAGCAACTATTGTCAAAAAATAATATTATATTTAATAAAGAAATTGTTTTACCAGAATTAGTTGCAGAGACTGGCAGAAAATTACGTTTTGATTTTGCAATATATGGACAGAATGGCCAGTTGGAAAGATTGATTGAGTTTGATGGTCGTCAACATTTGACTGGACCTGATACAACTTACTGGGGACGAACTGTAGATACTTTAGAAAGTATTAGAGAGAGAGATGAAATTAAAAATCATTTTTGTCTTAATCATAATTATCCTTTAATTAGAATCCCCTATTCCAAATTAGAAACAATAACTATTGACGATTTACTTGGAGACAAGTATCTTATTAAAGGAGATGATGATTGTGATTAAGCATTGGCTTGTCACAGGTTAGCGATACACATGGTCTTGTGAATTCCCGACTAAAAAATATTGACCCTCAAGCATATATTCCAAAAGAGACAGCGGTTATCATTCTTGGCGATGTGGGATTGAATTTCTATCTCAATAAGACTGATGCGAAGAATAAGAAAGCTGTCAATGACACTGGATTTCATATTTATTGCGTCCGCGGGAATCATGAAGAGAGACCGGAAAATATTCCTACGATGGAACAATGGTATGACGAGGAAGTTGATGGTACTGTGTGGCGAGAAGCAAATTTCCCCGATATCCGATACTTTATGGATGGTCATGCATATCTGATTGATGGGCATCCAACGCTTGTGATTGGTGGAGCATATTCTGTGGATAAGTGGTATAGATTAAATCGTGCCACCCCTGGCGCCTCTTGGACTGGTTGGTTTAAAGATGAACAACTAACGCCAGAAGAAATGCAAGATATAGAGACTCGTATGTCTGGTCATCACTTCGATTTTATCTTGACGCATACTTGCCCATATGCATGGCAACCTTTTGATTTATTTCTTAGAGGAGTTGACCAATCTACCGTAGATAATTCCATGGAAAGATGGTTAGAT